ACCTTAACCTTATCATTAGCAGCATCAACATTAACAGTAATATTTGCCTTACCAGCATCTAAATCGTAACACTTCATTATGGAAAGGTTTTATATCCTAATTTAACTGTTATATTACCTGTTGTATTATCATTGGCCTCAACTCTAACCCTCATCCAATTACCTTTAATGCTATTCTTTTCAATCGTTATAATATCATCATCAATAGGAAAATAAACCCCCGTATCATTGCATGGATTACATATTACAAACCACTCAGAGGGAGGAGTTATGCACTTGCCTCCTGTAAAACCCTCCTCAATAAATAACTGAGGTGTACCATCTAATCCTGATGATGTTATTAGTAATTTCCATTGGCCCCTGTGATCAAAGTTAACCTCATTACTTATCTCCTGTACTGATGCATCAACATTATCTAAAAGAGTTACATTTCTCATCAGATTCCACTTGTAAAATCTAAATGAATACCATTAAAATCATCATCTAATATACTACTGAGAATAGGATTATCACAGATATACCATTGTATAATTTGATAATTGCTTATTCCTTGATTGTATGCAGCAATATCATTAAAGCTCATAGCCTTATTACTGTTCTCAGCATTAGGATCAACCATCCCTGATTGAGTATTCTTATAAGGTTGCTCCCTTGTATAATGAAAGTATATTAACTGGACCAACATTTGTTTAATACCCTCAGAGATATACAAACAATCACCATCATCAATTTCAAAAGGATTGAATATATCTGTATAAGGAGATGTTTGAGGTACTTGAGGAGTTGTAGCAGTTAAATCAGCATAGAATAACGCTTTTAAATCTGCTCCTAATAGCCTCACTAAATAATAAGGCTCATACTTTTCAATAAACAATTCCAAGTCATCAAAGCAGCTCTTATTGATCCTGTACTCTCCTATGTAATCAGATGTTTGAGTAATTGTTGCCATTATGCTAATTTAGCTTTACCCTCTTTAACCATTAACCGAGATTTAGCCTCACCCATCTTATAAAAGATACCATCAATAATAACCCCTCCATTGAATTTAGCCGGAGCAGCTTTTTTAGTTTCTTTAGCCTCGAATGATTGCGCTTTGTTCTCAGGCTTTTCAGTAACAGCCTTTTTTGTTGTATTCTTTTTCTTTGCCATCTTAAAATAGATTTAATACAAAGGTATAAAAAAAGTAGCTACTTAGCCTCGCTTCGGTAATGACGTTTCTCTCGTTAGTTCTTCAACTATCCCTACAAACCAGGTTGCTAACTACTTCTTAATGGATAACGCCCTCACCCCTTTGCAGGGGGCATGGCAATTTTATCCCCATGTAACAAATATAGAATAAATATGTTGCTAAATATGATTGACGGCAAAAAAAAGAGGCATGATAAATTAATACCATGCCTCTCATTATTTTCAGCTTAGTTACTCTTATGGAGTCTCTAATGCAGCTTTATCAGTAGTAATATCACCTGCGATGAATGATCCTCTATCGTTAGTTTTAACAACACAAGCTCCTCTCCACTCAGCTCTAACTGTTCTAAGGTTTTTAGTGAAATCATCACCATCTAAACCTACCTCAATAGAGATTGATCCTTTATCATAAACAGTAGCAAGGTTAAATGCTCCAACTAAGTACTCATCTTGAGTAACTAATGTTGATTCAATTATACTTACACCATCTAATGATAATTGTCCAGCAACCATTTGAAGTTGATCAATGTAACGATCATCAGCAGAACCAACTTTTATCATCTTTAAAGCAGTTACATCAGATGGATGTAAAAGGATGAAGTTAGGCATATCTTGGTTAGCAATCTTAACCTGATTGATAGCAACTCTAAGTACATCTACTAAGTTTGCATTGTCAACAGTACCTGCAAAAGTACCAGCAGCGAAAGCAGTTGCAACAGTTCTAATACCGTTAAGGTTTGGAGCTACACCATTACCCTCATAAACTTGAGCCTCAACATCTTTTAATAACTCTCTCATCAACTCATTGTTGATCTCAGATGCCATAAAAGAAATATCATCTACCATCTCATCAGATACTTTGATAAATGCAGTACGCTTAACAACGGTCTCAGATGAAACAACCAAATCAAAATCAATTTGATTCTTTAATGCTCCCTCAGCAGTACCACCAGCAGCACCATCTTTGTTAGCTTGAGATACCCATGAGATTACATTTGATTCAGCAGTACCACGAGAAACAATGTCAAGTAATCTTACTTGTCGAGATGCTAATGCATTCATTCCAGGGATACGTTGCTCAACAGGTACATTACCACCACTAATATTAGTAGAGATAAGCATATCAGCAGCAGCCTTAAATTGAATTGATTTAGCATTACCCTCTTTGATAGATACTAATCCCTCTTTGTTAGCCTCTAAAGACTTAAAGATTGATACAGATTCACCAGCTTTAGCAGCTTTCTCATCTGTTGAAAGTTTCTTAATAGCAACTCCATACTCTTTTAGAGTAGAGTTAAGGGCTTTCATTTGCTCAGCTTGGTTATCTTTTAAAGACTTCTCAAGAGAAACAATATCCTCCTTAGATGCTTTAGCCTCAATAGCCTCATTCAGTTCTGTTTGAGTCTTTTCATTAAACTCATTGTAAAGTCCTGCCATTTCCTCAGCAGACTTTTTGTTAAAATCCTCTAAGCTAATATTTTTAGCCTCAAGGAATAAATTAAATTTAGTCATCTTATTTTTATTTAGATGTTTGTAAAAAATGATTTGCGCTTATCCTCAGCGACTTGATTTTGATTCGGCTCATCATTATCAAGTGCATCGGTATCATCCTTTTGCGGCTCTAAATTTATAAGTGAATTATATTTTTGTTGTATTACTCTTAATTGATTCTCAATAGTAAATAATCTATCATCAGTACCTTTGCCATTTTTTAAGGCATTGATAAGGCTATCCATTCTCTTGTTTAGCTTATCTAAGTAATCTAATGAGTATTGGTCCTTACCACTTACACTAAATACAGGAGTCTCAGAGTTAGCACCAAAAGTAACAGCACTACCCTCTAATAAAAACACCTCATTAAGCTCTCTTAATCCATCCTCTCTAATTTGTATCTTATCCGGTACTAACATAAATCCAATACTATGCTCAGTTATTATACCATCCTGATAATCCAAAAAGGCATCCTCTCCTTTTGTGGACCTACCTAAATCACCAATACCAACTAAATGATCATGTGTCTCCTCTAATGATTTCCATACTCCAATCTCATGCTCAAAATCATGGTATCTAAGCATCTTAATTTTTCTATTGGTTGATGATTCTGGTCCTCTCTCTTGGATAGATTTACTAAATGCACCACGATTGATAACATCTCCATCACTATCTACATTACCAAAGCCTGATAAACCTACTTTAACCCTACGACCAGCAGTATCAATATCTTTAACCTCTAATGCTATGCTTTTAAATTGAATCATAATACAAAGTTACTCATTTATTTCATTAGTACTCATCGCTGCAATAAACTCCTCAGATAGCTCAGGATAAGTCTCTTTCATTAATATTCCTTTTGCCTCATCATTAATAGGCATGCCAATTATAACATTAACACCATCTAAAACTATCTTATCTTTCTCAGCCTCAGTTTTTTTATCTGATTGTAAAGCCTCAACCTCACTAAAGTCCTGCCTCATCCTTACCTCTTGCATAGGAAAGTGATTTTTTGCTATAAATCTCGTATGAGCTGCTGCAATCTTATCTGATAATGGTATTACTGCATTGGTAAATAATGCTTTCTCAGCCTCTTTGCGGTTGTTAAATGTCTTATTAGCAGGATCATTAAATAATGAGCTATCTAATCCAAATACATTACACATGGCCCTCAATGTAATTACATCACTCTCAACTAATTGTAAATCAGTAGCACTCATTGCCATCTGAATATAGTTTAAATCCTTGTTAGTTACCTTAATCTTACCTGAGTTATGAGTGCCTGATATATCTCTGTTCCATGCAGATTGCACTTTAGCAGCCTCATCAGGAGTCATTGCCCTTTGTGATTTATCTGTTATCATACCAACAGCCCCTCTGTTTTGTAATAGATTAGCATGAGCATCCCATCTACTATTGCCAACAGATACAGCCTCCCTTGCTACTTGTATAATTGATAAACCTAAAAGAGAATCATTAACAGAATTATATCCAGGATTGAAAAACTTAATATGCTCAATCTCATCCTGTTGATAGTTTCTTTTATTAGTACCTAACTCAAACTGATAGGAGATATTAGGCATAAAAAAGTTGTTGTTTGTTGTTGTTGGGCATACATAAGGAGAGGGTAATATATCAACCTCAGCAATCATACTATTATTAAATGATGATTCAGATACCATGTAACTGTTACCTGATGCAAGTAAATATACTAACATTTGCTCCTCAATATCATCCCATGTATAACCCTTTGTTGGATTAGGATTAGCCATTAACTCATGGATAGTTGTATCCTCCATTATCTCCCAACCCTCAGATGTTTTCTGCTCAATGATCCAAGGAATAGCCTTTGAAGTATCTACAATCTTTTTAATAACAGAGTACACATCAACATTCTGCTCATATCCTTTCTCTATTAAATTACTTGGTTGCGTTCCTATCTTGTTTGCGTTAAATGAGCCAAACAATCTCATTATCTGCTCTCTTTCATGGGTAGTTAATCCCAATTTACCTTGTACCCAACTTTGAAAACCCATACTTATAGATATATTCTACAAAATTAACAAAAATAACTATGCAAAGAAAAACTGATTATCTTGCACCAGCTCATCAAAACCATATCTAAGAGCATCAATCAAATGGTTATAATCGTCAATCGGTGTATTACTCTTTCTATCATTCCAAACATAATTGTTAAGCTCCTTATGCATATTGTAATCATCCTCCTCAGACACTATCTCATAATCCATCATCTTAACCAATCCCAAACGAACAGAATCTTTACCCTTTGTACATGGCACAATATTAAATCCTTTCTGTTGTATCTCAGATATTAATCGAGGCTCTGCATTGTCTGCTACTATAAGAGCATCCTTATCAACTAACCCTCCTAATATGTCCACAATGTTATCTGTACTTAACTCAGTTTTATAGAGCAGTTCTTTAGTGTAAAGTTTCCTATCATCAACAGCAATCTTAACTAATGTTGTAGGATCATTAACATAGCCAAAATCCATTCCATAAATGAAAGGTAAACTATCATCAAAAGAGCCTTTAACCCAATCATTGAATATTACTCCGGTTGGTTTAGTTCTCTCTCCTGTACCATAGACGGCCCACCAATAAGCATTATTCCTTTTGCGCTCAATATCATTTACCTGAGATTGTGTTAAGTGTGGATTGTCTTTGTATGTTGTTATTATTGGAGGATAATCATTTATGTAACTATCTAACCAATGCTCTGTTGGCATACTTGGATTGTAATCCATTATCACCCTATGCCTTGTTCGTGGGAATAACTGATCAACAGTCTCCTCATCTAATTGGTTAGCCTCATTTAACCAAAGGAAATCTCTCGACCTTCCATGTATTTTACCAGGATCATCAGCACCATAATAACTAATGATATTGCCGTTGAGGTTGTATATCTTATCTGTTTTATTGTGATTCAATGGAGAGTATAGATTATGCATTACCATTACCTCCTTAAAATCCTTCCATACAGTTGATTTGAGGGCCGTAAATGTATCTCTTACAATATCTATCTCTAAACCTTTGTAATTCTCACATAACCAAATGATGTAATAAATGGTTGAGAAAGTCTTACCAGACCTTGTACCACCTTGCAAGAGTGTAAATCTATTGTCGGGTACAGTATTTTTTAGGTGTATGAAATTAGGATTAGCACTCATCTAACCACTCAGGAAAGTTCTTATTGAGTTTAACTTCAATATCTTTCGTCTCTTTTGGTTTACCTAAAATGTATGCTAAGAATAATGATGCACTCTTTACATCTCCTCCAATCGCATCTTGATAGAGTTTCTTCATTAGCTTAGATAATTTTTCATAATCAAAATCCTGCTCAATATATTGATCCAAAAGTTTTTTATTAGGGTTAGTACGTTTATCAGTAACTTTTTTAGATTTAGTACTATGCCCTTTATTACCGTTATTCTTTCTACCGTCTGCCATATCAAATAGGATTTAATATTTAGATCACTAACAAAATTAAAAAAAAAGAGGATGCTCCCAACAAACACCCTCAATTTTCTAATTTTAACCAAAAAATTATTACGAGTCACAAAGTTAATAATTTTATTTAAACATTAAACAATAACCTAATCATAACACATTGTATAACACATTAAAACGTGCCATACAATGGCGTTATAACCCATTTTTACTTTTATACAATTCAATCAATTCTGCAAAAGATATTACAGGCGCTCCAAAGTCACCTTCTTCAACAAACCCATGTACTTCAATAAACTTGGTAGCTTCTATAACTTCTATTTTAGCTTCTTTTACAAGCCATAACCAAAACGGGGTTATAACATCAGCTATATGTAATGCCTTCCCGTTCTTATCAAAGATTTCTAAATTATCCATTGTTCTATTATTTTCAAGTTAGTGTAGTCATTTATTTAGGTCAGCACTACACATAGCCAAACCTTTAGGATGCAATAAAAATTACTCGTCATTAAGTTTCTTTACAAACTCTATCAAATCCATAACCATCATTATAGATACAAGAATAGCCATTCCTGTCGCTGTGTTTTCGTGTACATCATGTTGTATTGCTTTTGCCAACATTAGTAATCCTAAAAATATTGCTGTTCTCATAATTTAAATTCATTAATTACACCCTTTAATTTATCAACCTCAGCCCTCAGCTCTCTATTCTCTTGTATCAACTTCAATCCATCCAATTCTGAGTCAGATGTTAGCATCATACTCTGTTTAAGTGCTTCATTTTGTTCTCTAATCTCCAGGAGTGTTCTATTCAACACATTGATATAATCTCTTGCCTTATCAGAATTATGTCCTGTAAGCTCATTAATCATCCTCTGTATTTCTAATTGTATAATCATTAAAAATTGCGTTTATAGTTATGCCTTTCAACATTCATTTTATAATGCTCAAATGCTCTAAATCCTGATACATGGCTATCTGTAGGTATAAAATATTTCCATCCTTTTGATGCTCCTCTATTTATGTAATAGAATAAAAACGCTGCTAATTTACCTGTATTCTTTTGCATTATTACGGTTGCTGAGTGATCAGATGTAGGTATTATTTCTTTTATTTTGAATGATTCTTTATTGAAATTGCCCTCTCTTGATGGCTGGCTGTATCTATTGCATACATTTTCAGCATAATCCTTTAATTCTTTTGCTATCTCTTTATTCATAATCTAAATTCATAACAGTTGCTAAACAATACCCTCATAAATTCGGGCAACGTTCAAACTTTGTTTAGCTTGGTGTTAGCAACAAGGCTACTTTTCGTTTTTCAATCTGATAAATTCTACTAATTCAATCAAAACTCTTTCGCTCTTTTCGTCCAACTTATCAGCTATGTAACACAACTGCATATCTAAGTCGCTTTTTTGTGGTATAGAATTATTTATTCCCTTCCAAAGTCCATTAATTAATAAGGCTTGTGTTACGTCATCGCTTGCTCCTATTTCAAATCCACTAGTGTCAGCGAGTTTTTCACTG